GACAAAGGCCCGGCTGCGTTCGGCAGCAAGAGCAGCGCCCGCAAAGCCGCCTCCGCGGTAATCGCAAAAATTCCCTTTCCGCTTGCGCGATATCTGGCAAGAGTGTTCAAGCCGCAGTGCTAAACTGGCCGCCAACCGGCCGCGGTAAGTTCCCTCCTGCGGGCGGCCAGGCCCCGGAGTCACCCGTTCTCGCGTTCGGTCCGGGGCCGACAGAATGCTCGGCCGCGCGGTCGGAATGCCGCGCGAATTCGAGACAGGCCGGGGTCGGGCGTGACGTTCGCCCCGGCCGCCTACGCTAGGCGTAAAATTCCTGACCGCGACTGTCGTACAGTGCGTTGGATGCCTGCTCAATCTCCATCCTGAGCATAGACTGATCGTTGTACAGTACGCGACTATCGTGCTCATAATCGATGCTGACGGGGCGACTGTAGCCGCTCGCGCGTTGCACGTCGATTTTGACGATGCACAGTGCGTTGGGAAAATGGGCGCGAACGACGCGGCGATATTCGCGCGTCAGTGCGGCAATCCATTTATCGGTATTGAAACCCTCAGGGGAGTCGCCAGTGAGATACTGGTCGGAGATGATTACGGTAAAGCGGCTGCGGTTCCGGTGGTTTGTCATTTTGCCACTCCAGCCCCTGTATTCCCCGAGGCGCGGTGTTCCGCGAAATCGCGGTACAACTGAACTATAAATAATGTGTAAAACAAGTCAAGCGATTTTACACATTTATTTTAGAATATGATCGTCAGCCGCAGAAAGCCAGGACCGGACCACTCGGCGGTGATGCGCGGGATTGCGCGGATGCGCCGGTTTGAGCGCGAGCGGGCGGCCTGGGTCAGATTACACCCTAACGCGAGTGCGGACGAAATCCGCCACGCCGTTGACCGCATCGCAGCGATGATTATGCCGAGCGCTTGATCAAGCCGCCTAATCCACCCTCGTCAACTCCACCAACGTGAAGGCCGAAAGCTGCCGATTCAGGCATAGCTCAAGCTCGGCTCTCGGCATAGCCTGCCTGAGCAGCGCCGCCAAGCACTCGATGTCTGAGCGTAGGCGGTCTATTTCGGCTTTGCATTCTCCGTGCGGATCGCCGTCCGGTTCTTCGTCAAAGAAACTCATAATGGACACTCCATGATTAAATTAACCATTAATTAGTTGCAATTTACTTGACAATTATAATATAAGTTAATACATTAAGCGCCATGCGAAAAACGAGACATGAGCTATTTCTGGAACGCGCCGCCGCCTTGCGCGTGAAGGTGCATGAACTTCACGCCATCGGGATGAAAACGTCCCATATCGCGCGTCAGCTTGATATTACCGCGCCGCGGGTTCATCAAATCCTATGGCCGAACGGCAAGAAGCCGAAGGGCAACGGTGGACAGGCGCCAGCGCAGGCGAACGGCGAAAAGCCGAAGCGCAAACCCAAGAAACCTGTCGATCCTATTGCGTCCGCCATGGCAAAAAAGGGTTGGGCGAAACTAACCCCGGAAGAGGCATCCGCGCGCCAGCGCAAGGCGTCTGATACGGCGGCGGCGAACAGGGCGGCAAAGCGCTTGGCGAAAGCCGAGGCAGGACAATGAAAGCATTCAGCACCCGAGGCGGTCCCGCCACGCGCCAGATCGAGGTGATGCGCCTTCTGGCGAGCGTCTATCTAGGAATCAGACCATGAGCGATACCCCGCGTGCGGATGCACTCGACAATCTGCCGATTTGCTCCACGTTCGATGCGCTTACTTTGGCGAGGCAGCTTGAAAGAGAGCTGGCCCAGGTCACATCCGAGCGTGACCTACTCGGAACAGTTGTAGGTACAGGCTATCCGCCGCCCGCTAACCTTATAAAAGACGAAATGACGCGGCGCAGGGCCGCGCGAGCGGTGGAATTGCATGAGGAAATTGTTTGGCTACGCGAGAGAATATTGGCTGCGGGGCAGGAAAAGCAGCTAGTCGCGTGGCATTACTACCGCGAGCCATATTTCTATGTAATCTTGGATCAAGAAGTGGCGCCGAACGATCCAATACGGAGCAATGGAATTCCGCTTTACTGCCTCGCCCCGCGCATCGAGCAGGAATCAGGGGCCGCACAACCATGAACAAGCAGTTTTTCAACGTCGTTCCAGAACCAGGGAACGAAGTCCAGCGCGGCGTAACTCCGTTCGGCTCTGAGTGCTGCGAGAAAATCCGCAAGATGCTGCACTACGATAAAACGGTGCCGCTGCTCGACCGCGACCCAGGCGAAGACACAGAGGAAGACGGCGAGGGCGCGGCATGAATGTGACCGAAACGGACTTCGCGCACATCCTCGATGTAGCGCAACAAGCGGGGGAGAAAATCATCGCTATGGGCGAGCAGCACGCGCCGATCATCTTCGGCGTGCTCTTGAAGGGGCAAGGAAAGTACGCCGTGACGCCTCCGGTGCTGGTCAGGAACAAGAGCAAGATCGATCTGATTATTGCCCGCGAGACGCTCAATAGGATGCTCTCACGGCGCATGATCGACGTGGGCATATTCGCCTGCGAGTCCTGGGTAGGAAAAACCGCATCGAAGGTCGAAGAAAGGACGATGAACGAGCGCGGCCTGGAAGGCGATCCAAGGGCCGTCAGCGCCCTCGTAATCATGCTCTACAGCCGGGATTGCGAGCACTGCATCATCAACCCGATCGACGAAGGCCCGCCGCGGAAAATGACGCGCGGGAAGCTCCTAAAGGATGTCGTCGGCGGCGGCAGGATGTCCATGCACACGCCGGGGTAGAATCGTTTCAAGGGGAGGGAAATCAAATGGGTGGACCGTGGTATTGCCTCGTCGTCAACAACAACCCGCACCGCGGCGGGCCTGTCGTCGCCCACGCCACACTGGAGAAGGCCGAGGCCGAGGCCGCGCGCCTGCACGCGAAACTGGAGGGGCGGTACGCCGTGCGGATACTGGAGACCGTGCGCGAACTGCCCGCGACTGCGCCGATCGAAGCTCCAGCGCCGCTACCGGACAAGCCGCCTGAGGCCGTCCAGTTGCCACCGGTCAAGGTGCTGCCGAAGCAGGGGAAGCAGGTTGCAAAGCCGCCAGCACCGCCGCCGAAAGCCAAATCCGCGCCGGTCGTCGTGGTCAAGAAAAAGCGGGTGGTCGCGCAGGACGGGGTTTGACGGGCGCAATGCCCGCGCGTGGCGATTACGCGGCGTGCTTGCGCTTGTGCGCGGCGTATAGGCTAGGATCGACGCGCAGCAAACCAACTGTGATGACTTGCAATTGATAGGCGCGTCCTTCCGGGACTAATTCTCCCCATCCCGAAACGGACGCGCTCGATATGCCGAGGGCTTCGGCGAGTGCGATGGCGGTGCCGAAGTGCTGTACCGCGTCTTTCTTTCTCAAACGGCTGCCTCCCCGAGTTGGCGCGCGTACTTGTGCGCGACGATTTCACCAAGCGCGGCCTGGCGTGCGCTCAAGCTCCCCCGCATTGCCAGTTCCTTCCCAATCCTGGCGTCAAATTTGTTGAACCCGCTACCATCCCTGCTGCTCGCGCCGTCGCACATCGCGGCAAGCATCTGCAATGCAGTTTGCACGCGCGCAATGCGCTCTGGCGTCATGCCGGCGGCAAGCGCGTCGATGCGCGAGCGCGGCGTATTCGTGGACGCAGGCGCATCGGGCGCAACCTCGATCGCACCTAGTTCAGTGCGCTCCATGTCGTCGAGCGCTCGGTCTATGATCTCCTGTTTCGCCACCAGGATGTTCGCCATGCGCACGTCGAGTGAGCCATCGAGAACCAAATGCTCAACCAGCACGCTATTGGCTTGCCCGATGCGATGGCAGCGGTCCTCGCACTGCGTCACGTTTCCCGGCACCCAATCCAACTCCCCCATCACCACATGCGAAGCCGCGGTCAGGGTCAGGCCGACGCCGGCCGCTTTGATCCCGCCGATGAAAAGGCGGCAATCCGCATCGCGCTGGAAGCGGTCAACGGCCAGTTGGCGCTGCTCCTGCGAGTGCTCGCCCGTCAGGACCGCGCAGCCTGGGAACTCGGCGGCCACAGCGGCAATGACATCCAGGTGGTGCGCAAAGAATACGACTTTCTCCGATTCCAGCACCTCGCGCAGGTATTCGATCATCGCAGGGACTTTGGCAAGCGCGGTCGCATGACGCAGTTTGGCAATCTCGGCAAACGCCGCGCCGGAAGCATCCCGCAGGCGCGACACGGCCGCATTGTAGGATTCCTCTCCTTCCGCCTTTGCCAGTTCGCAGGCAACCCGCGCTTCCTCGATCCTCGCCTGCGCCGCATCGTAGCCAGCCGATTCCGCCGCGATGACCTTGCCCGCGCCATCGGCCGGGAGCACTACCACAGAGCGCCGCTTGGCCGGAAGTTCCTTGAGCACGTCGGCTTTCAACCTGCGCACCATGAACATGCGCAGGCGATCTTGCAGTTCCTCCAGGTTCGAGGCGCCCGACACATCCCACCCAAAGCCGCTGTCGTGGCCGGCGCAGTAGCGCATGACGAATCCGCGCCAGTTTGCGCCGAGGCCCTGCGGGTCGAGCGAATGCACGATTGGCCATAGTTCAATCGGCTTATTGAGGATCGGCGTACCGGTCAGGAACAGGCGCCGGCGCGCGGCAATCGGGGCGATGCGCTTGTCCTTTTCCTTGTCCCATTTGCCGAGCACTTGCTGCGTGCGCCCGGTCTTCGGGTTCTTGCAAGCATGCGCCTCATCGATAATCAGCACGTCCCAGGAGCGCGCACGGATCGCAGCGGAATGCTTCTTGAGGACGTCGTAGTTGATGACGACGACCTCGGTTGCCGGCAACGCGCCGCCGTTGGCGATGCCAAGGGACATCTTGCGCACGCTCCAGCGCGCCCATTCGCGCGCCCAGTTGACCTTTAAGGACGCGGGACAGACCACGAGCACGCTACGCACTTCCGGGTCCGCATTGCATGCGCCGATCGCCTGAATGGTCTTGCCCAGACCCATTTCGTCGCCGATCAGCGTCGCCGGCCGCGCCATCGCGTAGGCGATTCCGGCCCGTTGGTAGGGTAGGTAGGCAAGTCCGTCCGGGCACGGTATCTCACCCACCCAATCGACGGCGCGCGAGGCCGCCATCGTCGCCGCCGCAGCTTCTTTCCCCTCGTCTAGCGCCGTCTGCGCCCCTTCGCCGTACTCGATCGCCGCGCCCTCCATTCGGCCAAGAAGATCGCGCAGGGCGCCCGCGCACGTCACCGGCACGCTCCAGGTTTTAGACGCCGAATTGAAGCGCCGCGCAGGCAGCGATTTGACCGCGGTAACGAGCGCGGCATCGTAGGCGAATTGCAAGGTGAATCCGGCATCAGACAGCACGACATTGATCGAGCTCATGATTTAAGGCTCCTGGGTTGATGGAATTCCTACTTTAGGCTATCCTAACATCTGTGTAAAGCGGAATATTGCGGATTGCCATATCTGTTTGACATTTTCCGCAGCGTCGCGCTAATCTATAAGTGGGCAGGCCAGCCCAATGCAGTCCTTCCGAGACCAGCCCCAGGGTGCCAGTACACCCTGGGCGCTCGGATTCTCTGCTCTTACTGTGGGAGCTTCATGAACACCGTGTTCGCCGACGAGTCGCGCGACCGTAAGCGGTCTGCCGACTGGTTTAGGCTGTTTATTATCAGAAAATCGTAAATTTGAGGATTCTCCATGAGCGGCACAAGCCCATATATGCCGTGGTACATCGGCGACTACCTGCGCGACACCCAACATCTTGAGACCATTGAGCACGGCGCGTATCTGCTATTGATTGCCCATGCCTGGCAGCACGATGGGGCAATTCCGGGAGACCACGAACGTTTGCGTAAAATTACAAAACTGACCTCTGAACAGTGGGCAAAATCAGAATTGACACTCATGGAGTTTTGGACAAAAAACGGATTGTCATACAGGCATAAGCGCGTCGATGAGGAATTAATCAAGGCGCGTGCCCTCTACCAGCAAAAAGTTGATGCGGGAAGGGCGAGCGCCGCTCAACGGGCGTTCAACGAGCGTTCAACGGGCGTTCTAACGCCCGCTCAACGGGCGTTCAACGAATCAGAGTCAGAGTCAGAGTCAGAGTCAGAGTCAGAGTCAGAGTCAAAAGCAGAGGCACCGCCAAAAGCAGAAAGAGGGTCAAAAGCTCAGGGGCGCGCTTCGCGCTTGCCCTCCACATGGAAACTCCCCGAATCGTTGTTGATCTGGACCAGAACCGAAAAACCCACATGGTCTGTGCCCTACATCCTCACCATATCGGATAAGTTCCGCGACTACTGGATAGCCATCCCCGGTGCAAGGGGCACGAAGCTAGACTGGCCTGCCACTTGGCGCAACTGGATCAGGAAAGAGCACGAACCGCACGGAGCCGGAGGCAACGGAGCCAGCACCGGAAAAACCCGCGTTGAGATGCACAACGCAGCCGTGGCAGAGGAAATGATTGCGCGGGGTCCAAAAAATGAAAATTGAAAACTACCGCGAATTCGTTCAGATGCTGACCGTTGTTTTCGATAATTTCGAGAAGGAACTCAGCCCATCAAAAACTGATTTCTGGTGGCAGTTGATGCAGCGTTATGACATCGAGGCGCTGCGCGACGCCTTTAACCGCCATTGCGTTAATCCTGACAACGGACAGTGGATTCCAAAGCCGGCTGACATCGTAAAACTAATCGACGGCGGAACGCTCGATGCCGCTTTACTCGCTTGGTCGAAAGTTGATCGCGCCGTTCGCTCAACCGGGCCGTACCCATCGGTTACATTCGATGACCCAATCATCCATGCCGTCATTTCTGACATGGGTGGATGGATACGGATCAACGAAGCAACCGATGATGGCTGGCCCTTCATAGGCAAAGAATTCCAGTCACGATACCGCGCCTACAAAACCGCCGGCGGAGTCGGAGAATTTCCGCAAAAACTAATTGGAATCTCCGATGCCTCCAACAGACAGGCCGGGATGGAAGACAGTCCGGTAAAGGCGGTCGGGAACGGGAAAACGCGCGTCGTTTCTTTGAAAAAACCCGATAAGACAGAGTCTTAGGACTAGCCAGCGCTCCCAATGTGATTCAAAATGTCGGCGAAAATGTAGAGCAGAGCAACATTCTGCGCAGGACATTTTTGTTCAAGCATTTCGTGCGCAAACATCGCCGCCAACCCTGACGCAAATAGCAGCCCCGCACGCTTTTCCTCCCCGACCAGAGACGGGTCCAGCCCCGCCAAAAATGCATCACGGTCCATTTGTTCCTCCCTCCCAGGAGCAAGTCAATCAACGGAACCGCACGCTACCACACTCCGCACCGCAGCAAACCAATCCGCACAAAGTTTGAGCAATCGGCGTATCGTCCTCAACCGCGCCGGCTCCTTAGCTACTGCTCGCGCTTTTCCGCTCGAACTTCCTCCCTGACTTCTCGCTAGTTCGGCGGACCTTCGGCCAGGCGCCAGGCCCAATTCCTCGCGCCTGGCCAATTTTGGCGTATGCTCAGGACCGCGCGGAATCAAAATCGCCCGCAGACTCGACAGGTCAAGCAGGTGTCTCCAAGTTCCGCGGGCCGGGTGCGATATCGCAAATCTCCCGCCCGGCTT